GGATTAAGTAACTAAATTTGGTAGCACTCGGACGCCACCTTCACGAATGATCGTGACGTCCAGTCGGTACCTCGACTGTATGGAAGGGTGTAGTTCACCGCGCTTGCTAAACGCGGCTAATCTGCCCAATATGTTGTGGTTATTGTGATGTATGTTATGTCCATCCTGTGGGATATCCATCTGTCTTGCCATTATACACCTGAATGGCAGGGGGGTTCAAATACCAAAAAGCGGCAAAATCCACTCCAGCTTTGTGGTAAATGTCCATAACGGGATGTCTGCTCACGTTCTCAATTGTGTTGGGGCAATCATCGGGAAACATGACGGTAGTATTAAGCAAGCCAACAGAATTGGCTATGTTCTCAGTGTTCTCGTCAAAAAGATTCCACGAAATCCCATTCCAATCATAGGTGAGAGCAATGGCCGTGAGTGGATTCGCGGGCAACATTCTAAAATTGGAGTACCAAGGAAGAACAGCGTCCACGACATCTACCTTTGTAGGGTTGGTGACAGACATACCCGAGGCGCCATTCGTAGTGAACGCTATTCCAGATTTCAGTTGATTGAAATATTGTAATGCCCCCAAGCCGACGGTGGCATTAGTAACGTCCCCCTTAGCAAAAATCCTCCAAATAAAAGGAGTCCTCAAAGTAACGTTGCTGAGCATCCTACCAAAAGACCTAAAGCTTCTAGAAATGGAGAGGTCAGTTATAATGCCAAATGGGACGGTAGAATTGGCGTAATCAGGCTGGTCAAACTTTCGCACGCTATACACCGCAGATCCACGCCATCCAACGTATGACGCAGTCATGTAGGTAGTAGTGGTGGGCACGCCAATGTACAAACCCTCCATCTTATTGGCCGCAACATCGGTGGTCGAACCATTTTTCACGCTAATCCCGCCAATCCGAGAAGTTGTGGTGCGCCCAGGCGGGAAAGGAAGCTGGGGCAAAATAAGAGAACTGTTGTACTGCTTAATCTGCTGGGGAGTAGAGCTGGCCGCAGCAGCAGCAACCACCACGGTCGGGAGGGATCCACTATAAACAGAAACTGGGGTCTGAGCGTCTGACATGGTGCTACAGCGCATATACAAATTAGTCCTATGCATAAGGGTTCTTACTGACCTAACGATCTCACCAGTGTACACGGTGTGCTGCACGGGCTGGACATACGCAGGAACCGTTGCAACCTGGACAGTGTCGGGATCTTCGGCAAGAGCATCATCACCAGATTGTAAATCGAACTGGTTTGCAGCAACCCCTGTTTGGCCCCCGACGGGGAAGCTCATTGGAATTTCAAGATCCCTAGGGTTGGCGTACTCCACTCCTGAGCAATTAATGGAGCAAATGATGTTAACTCCAGCCGTGGTGTTGCCGGAAGTCAAGGCATTCAGCACAGATACTACGATTGAGCCGTTATAATTCCCATCTGAGTAGGCCCAACTACCAGGAAGTGTCGGGTTAAGATACACTAAGGTCTGTGATGTAGTGGCCGTGGTAACACCTAGCAACCCACCAGTCTTTAAAAAGGCAGTGGGCGCCATATAGGGCACCTCCAACTCAAAACTGGGGTTTTCAGTGATGTCCCACACTTTCGAAATCGTTCTAGGCCCAGTGTAAGCAGCTGAATTGTATGCATTCTGAAAACCATCAGGATCATAGGAAACCAGAAGTCTGCCGCGATGAAATTGCGAGCAAATCGCAGAGAATTTGTACGTTATCGGCCCATGCCACAAGTCAAAAAGTGTACCGATCTGACAGGAAGGAGTCATTTGTATGCTCTTAACGGACAGTGTTGAGACACTACCAGTGTAAACCCTAGAAGTGTATATCATGGGGGAGACGTGCATGAGGGCTAAAGGAGTAGTGGCAGTGGTAGTGGCGCCCCAGCTGGCCACTCCGAAAGACACGTCACGGCCGACAATATGGGATATGGACATGTGGTCAACGCCGTCCAAACCGACAGTACGACTGTCAACAGTCACCTCGTTCTTAGGATCCAAGGTAAGTTTCTCATGTTGTACACAAACCTCAGGCGAAGCAAACGAGGCCATGTAATTGGGTCGCATGGCGTGAATGTCAGTTATGACTGGAGGATTGGAGTAGCCAAACCACCTAGCGGCATCTCCCATTGTGGATAACACAGAAGAAGTGGCCATGGCATAAGGTCTGAGGGATGGGACCATCGACACAGAGCGAGCCAAGGTTGACAAAGCCGACATACCCGTGGAAACAGGTCGCTCGGCGTATTCATCTCCGCCCTGCATAGTGTACGAAGGTCCAGAAACTTTGTGCATGTCACACCAAGCGAAAATAGTGATGCTAACCGGGTTCACTGTAGTGGCTCCTGTAGTGGACAAATTGAATGGTGTGTAAATATTGAGCCTTCCCAAATTCTTAATCTCTCCCAAATTGGTGTCAAGATTCACCCAATTCTTGTAATAACAAAAGGGGAGAACCATCTCGCACCCCTTGGAGAACTGGGGGTAAAACATTGTGTTGGGCCTACAAGTCTTCACTATCAAGTTGCCGGGGACGGTGCCACCAGATGTACGGCCAGTAAGCGAAGCGTCAACGCAACCGCCTGCAAAGCAATCCAGTGCCTCAGAGAAGGGTTTGTAAGACATAATGCCTGCGCCGTACTGATACGGAGAAGCATTAATCGTGAGCTTAACGTGCAATGTGGCTTGCATACGAGAGAATCCCTTAAGCTTAGCTAGAATTTCAGCGTTGCTAAAGTACAAATGCCAAGGGTCGAATTCGTCGAAAAGAGAAGTCCCTTCAACCCAGTCATAAGTTTTAATCTTGACAGGTCTGCGAAACCAATCAGCCAATGCCAAATCTGGTGTGTAGCCCTCAGAAAAGGATGAATCGGACAAGGATGGTAATATAGAAGTATTAGGTGTGGTGCTATCGAAAAATTCGGTAAGCAATGTGTTGTCGTTGTTTGATTGTGCGAACTAGTATTTATTCGGGCGCGCAGTAAGTCCATAAACGCGCCTCTGGCACTTTGCCAAGCAGCATGGGTAGCAAACCCTATACAGTGACCCCGACATGAGTATGTATATAATATATATTGTGTGAACATATAATCGCTTACTGTGAGTGATCGCCTTTGATGTGCAGTCAAACCGCTATCACAGCACGGAGTTTTGTTTAGCACGCTATGCGTCTGCCTCCGGGTCCCTCCGAAACCCGGTGCGGGGGGCGAATGCCCCCCTAATAGTCGACCTGCTCGCCAGAAGCGGTATCATACCACTCACAGGCGAGTTTCTCCTCGACGGAGAAGAGTTTGGCTTCGTCGAACCTAGGATCAATGAGAGCATCCGAGTTGGCCTTAGCTTGGTACCAGTCGTCAAAAAACTGATAATCAAGCGGGTCGCTCCCACTGCTCAAATAGATCTGGATTACGACCTCACCTGGGATGTTGTAATGAGCACTAAGCACATTAACCATGATTTTGTGCATAGCGTCAAAAACGCCCTTCCCGTGGAAATAAGTTTCCATCAAAACGTTACGGTAGATGGGACCGATCACGGTGGCAAAATCGACACCCCTATATCTGCGATAATGCGTAAGCATCTTCGCAATGCGCTTGAATTCCAGTTTAGGTGCCCCCTTCATCTTGCGGCCCAAAAAGACGAGCTCTTCACTAGGGGTGAAATCACGGGTGACATCACCCTTTTGGGCATCGGTGTACCTAATGATGTCCTTAAGTTCCTCAGCCATAATGGAACAGCTGAACAATTTAGGACGCCTACTGGATATCACATTATCATCACCATACGTAATGGCGCGAATAATGGCCCGGAAGAGCTCCCTAGCCCGCCTAATATCGAACTTATCACCAGTGTTCTTCTTGACACGCCTAAGGAAGGCTAGCCAAATCAGAAGCATATTGGCAATGCAGTTAAACTGAGTGGTCAAGGGGTTGCCGGAACTGTTCAAGGAGCGAAAGAAATAGAGAATTCCAAAAACATCAACAACAGGTGAGAGGAGTGCTCCTAAGAGATTCCTAACAATGTTCAAGGACTCCCCATCATAATTCCCACTACGCTTAAGCAGTTCCAGAATGACGTACTTGATGGCATCCGTGATTTCCTGTATAAGTGCCTTATCAAACCCCTGATAATCACCATCGAAGGTAAGAGCACCGTGCTCAGTGAGAAAGTCAAAAAGTTGCTTCCACTGGGCGCTTGTTGCATCAACACCAACGCACGCTCCGAAAACAAAAGGATTAAGGGCCATGGCCCGGCACAAGCAGAGCAACATCTGCCTTGTGAGCAAAGTCGCGTGAACCGGACACACCAAGATAAACCTGATTTTCCCGGCCTCTAATTTGGCCTCGGATAGCACTTCATCCTTCAAAGCCACCTTGAAAATGACTTTGGGCTTGGGATCATTGGGGCCGGTATTTGCCATAAGCTCCTTAAGAGCATGGAAAGCGCTAGCCAAGTCCTCCCCCATATGGCGGTTACCATCAGCATCAATGATAAACCATGGGACCTTGCTACTTACCGGAGCAGTCTCCGAAAATGGGAGACCAGCACTAGTAGAATAGTTGAGGGGCGTCGCCGCTTTGGCAACGTTCCCATTTTCCATGCGGTGGCCGTTTATGGTGTGGTGCATGTCATAGGGGAACAGATGGCTTGTGATCTGCCTGTCTTCATCGTGACGAATAATCGAATCAAGGAGACAGTCGGCTGCCTCCATGATCTCGTCAGCAAGCACTTCATTGTAGCTCATCTGAGCCATGATCTGCCCCAGGTTTTGGGCACACGCCTGATTTCGCTTGCGGCGATTAATATTGGGGACACACTTGTCAGAGGTGAGTGGACCAGGTAAACCAGTCCAATCAGCCTCCGCGAACGCCTGCCTGAGAGGAGATTCCCTAAATTCCGAAGCCAAATTGCCAGATATGCCATCCCTAGCGCCAAACGACGAAAATGAATCTGGGTTGGGGACATACCCAGTCAAAGAGGTGACCCAATCGAGGTTGCTCTGCTCCCACTGGGTTGGCTTGACAGGGGGCATGAATTGCACGTGGAGATTAGGATCTACCTGCGGACCATTCCATTTAGGGTTGTTCATCAAGTCCCATCGCATATCAATTGCGTCCTGAAGAGTGCTGCCATTAGGAACCGACACAGGCGGCTCACCAGGGGCAATCACGCCAAACGCTCCCTCAAACAAGTCTTCCTGGCACACAGGAGTAATGACCTTCACCTTGGAGTTGATACGCATCACCCCGGTGTGGATCCCAACGATTGCGTTCCAAATCCCATTGTTGCAAGTTAACACTGGAGTGCCGCACTGACCCTGATAGGTGGTGACATCCATCCAAGCTTTGGTATGGACAAGCCACCCCTGATTCTCCATACGATCAACAGTGGTCTCAGTGATCATACCTGCAGGAGAGACGCCATCATCGGTACACAAGCCGACAGGCATCTCTGGGGGAAGATATTGGTTGACGCCTATTACTTTGGCAAAATACTCAGAAGAATGGTCGTGATCCTTTTGGGCGCTGGTGACGAAACCGCCTTCCATCACGTTGCCTGGCAAAGTGCGCCTGGCAAAGTAGCTGGAGATATTCTTATAGCACCTAGCTTTCTTCGCAAGGAGCCTGACGCAATCTTTGTACTTTAAGCGAATCAAATTGCCCCCCTTGAGAATTGAATCTGCCGTCATAACGACATCGCTCCCAGTGTCAGAAGCACCAGTAATAGTTAAGGTCCAGCCATCTTTCCAAATTGGATTACTAGAGCGCTCTGGATGAAATGGGGGGAGGTAGTGCTGGCTAGTGATGAGTTCTTTACCACGATAAAAGAGGCCCTTGCCTTTGAAAACCATTGTGGTGTTACTCTCCATGCCAACCAGAGCACCGGCAATACCCAATTCACAATAGGGAGCACTGCGGAAAGTCAAGTCAACCATATTAGACTTCACAAAACTGACCATGTCGAACCCCTTTACAGACAAACTGGTTTGGGATAGAATGTGTATCGGCATTTTGAATTTGCCGGATTCAGCTTTGTATTGTGGCATTCCATCAGCATACGAGGAGACCTTATCATTAGGATGAGGAAGCCACTCTCCCAACATGCCGCCCTTGAACTTCTCACCCTCAGCGGCGACGTTGTGGGCGAACATGGTAGGAAGCGTGCCACCTTGAGGCACAGCCACATGTTTCTGTGGCAGCATTAAGTCACCAGCCTTACATGTAACTGGCTGTCCCGGCTTAGCGTATTCGCCACAAAAAGTACGGTCGTGCATCATAACATCAGTCTTGACCTGAGAAACCACTTTGTATGCTCCCGGCGCCAAACTGATGTCGTGAGGTGGAGGCCGACCACCGAGTGTTGTCATCAATAAAATATCGTCAGCAGTTGGCTCGTCGCGCTCAACCTGCTTACGCTTGGTCGCATTGCCACCTTGATTAATCACACCATCGGTAGGCTTTGAGGAAACCATTTTGGTGAAATAATATAGTCCGACAGCAGCAGTAGCGGCGGCAACAAATGGTGTGAGCAATCGCGCCAGTTTGACCATAGCGTCAATTCCGGCAGTTACCCACCGCATAGCCGTGGCATAGCGCCCACTAGCATATCCAGCGAGCTCGGCAACGCGATGGACGTCCTGTATGGCAGCTATCGTAGCTGAAACAGTAGTAGTCCAATCGCGAGTGCTCAGGTAGGCGACCACAACCCCCAACGCTCCAAATATAGGTATCCAGAAAGAAGATTTGGGGCGAGGGGGGATGCAGGCGTAGTCATAATCCAGGTAATCCTCGCCACACTGGCGATGAAACCCCTCGGGAGATCGATGCTGACCCTTAGGGGATACACGCCTAGAGCGTTTGTTGGTGTTCTCAGGCCTCTTAAGCAATGATGCATAAGTCCTACCGCCACGGTCGGACTCCACAGGCTTCGGGTAGTCGAGCACCAACGAGGGATCAGGCTTCGAGTCACCGTGTTCAGTCACGTGGGAAAAATCATACTTAGATTGAGACTGGGCGAGTACATTGGTCTGAGTGAGGTCATGCGCAATATACTCATCCATGATGAACTTCAAAAAGGCCGGGGTCGACATATCTTCGAGTTCTTCATTGTTGGTGTACATCTTCCCATCATCACCAGCAGCCGCAGACTTTATGGTAACGGAAAAGACCCAAGCATCAGCCACCTTTCCAGGATTGGCAACGCTCCACGCTTTCATCTTGGCCGAATCAAGGACGCCAGTCTTAGTGGCGAACTCGGGGCGCACCTTAAGCGTGACCCAAATGCCCACTCGACGCTCAACGATAGTCGGGTTGACATAAGAATGCTCAATGCCTAAAGTGGGAAGGTTGGAAGAAATTAAAACCAAAAGGGGGGTGCAGCACACCACACCCTTATCCTCCAGAGCAGCCATAACTGGAAAGTATGGTATGTTGTTCAATAGCCTCACCAATATAGCAAGCTGTTGATCCCCTCCACTATTAGCTGTCAGATTGGGGTGTTTAGTTCCAACGTCGTCCAATATGAAAGTTTTCTTACCATTAGTGGCACCATCCATATGGTCGCCCTCTGCAGACACGTTGAAGGTCGCCGCAGTGAAATTAGTTACGCCAACATGACCAAGAATCATCTGGTTAACATAATCCATCACAGTGGTCTTACCCATAGCCGATGGTCCAATGAACGCGACGCAGAGAGGTTGTTTGCGCAGAGAACCCATATTGATCGGTTGAGCCCAGGCGGAAAAGGTGTAATAATTGGTTTGAAAGGCTGCTAAAGTCTTCGCATCCAAAATCCGCTTACCAGAAGCCCATCCACGAGTCCGGCCAAGAGTCTCGTTACAATAGGCTTCATACACTATCCAATCCTCCATGAGGGCTCCTTGCTGATCCACAGTAAGGGAACCCCAAGCGGCTATGCCAGCTCGGAGCTTGATTGAAAGCTCAATCATCAATGCCTGTTGCGTGTTGTTTTTAAGAAAATCCGAAAAATCAGAGGTGGTTCCTCCAGTCAGAAAATCCTTGAAAATCCCATACACGGCCATTAGCACACGAGTGAGGCTACCAATGGTGCCCTCAGTGCAAACACGCATGGCACGGCGCACTATCATTTCGACATTCTCCCAACTAAAGGCTTCACGATCACCAAAGGCAAAAGTGAATGATCCAAGGAGGGCAATAGCAACGATCCTAATAAGATCGCACAGCACATTCTGCTGGCTCATGTATTTGAGCAGGCTAGTGAGCTGTGTGGCAAAATTAGAAAAGAAAGATGCCGCGTCGTCTGCAATACCTTGGGTTTGGATTCCATTCTCATCATAGCTATAAGGGGATTTCTTCTGCTGATCAGTTAGATCTGAAGCATGGAAATATCCACCTATGACAGAAACGAGCCTCTCAAAAGCTGTCATGATCATGGTGGAAAATTTGGAAAAGGGTCCATCGCGCAAAAATATTTGGTTTGCATAGCGGATCATGATGCTATTAATGATGAAAGCGTACTGAACCTTAGTCGCAAATGCAGCCTCAATGGCCTTGCTTATCCAAAAATAGCCTTCACTCTGGAGTATGTCGCCAAACGACGACATATCCTCAGCAGAGAAGGTGGCCAAAATAGTCTTAAGGCCCTGATTAAGGGGGGTTGGAATATCTGGCACGAAGTCAATATTCTTGACCTTGCGAACCACACTCTTGCGTGTATTATTAATGTGGTCCATGGCCGCTTTGAGCTGGCGGCTAATGTCATCGGCACTAAGACCGATTGAATGCGGGCCCGGCTCGGGAGGGCCGGGGTGAAAGTAAACCCGCGAGCCATCAGCTGAATAGGTGCAACCAGCAAGAAGGCTTTTTTCATAGGCTGCATCATTGTCAATGATAGCTCTGGCCAATCGCATTTCATCAAAATGCTCAGCCGAGGGCCCTATGTGCCCTGCTGCGACTCCTTCATCGATTTCGTCAATAACTTCTTGCCAAATCAACGCATCGAAGTATTCGTCGTCTGATCCCGGGATTTTCTGAGCTCCGGGGGTCTCGTCATTGGTGTTATTCTGGGGGTGATCCACTTTCCTCATTAATTTCTTGAAAGGCATTTGGTAAAATTGTTTGTGTATCATATCCAACATAAATTAAAGTTGTACCCTTATAAACTTGTTCGCACTACATAATGCTATCTTGAACAAAGCATGACATTCGCACCCCTGCGTGTCAAGTTTGATGTTATATTCGATCTATGGGCGTGGTCCACCCCACCCAGCGCATCGACACGCTACAGCCAGACTGATAAAATATATATCTGCGTACAGCATCGTTTAACCACCTCGTGGTATAATGTAAGAGATTAGGGGCATTTACCTCCGACATCCAAATCGTACTCCCTATCCACGGAATCGGGACTGTAGTTTTCTTCCTCTTTTAAACGCCCAATCTGCAAAAGCAGAAATTGCGCACGTGCTCGAGTTAAAGACTTGATAGCGGCTGACAGTACGTCGTTAGTCGCATAGCCTATACGTTTTAAAGAGGCGCCCCAGTGTCTAATCACTGGTACAGGCGGGTCCCGGAACTTGGGATCCTATCAACACTAATATCATCCGAAGAGGCAGAGCTTTCATGTATTTACTCGCGCTGGTTTCGGCTACCATTAACTTTCATAATTGATGCGGTCCAAGAGCTTCTCGCTCTTCGTCAAGAATCACAATACTATACTACTTAAGCCCTTTAGAGGCCTTGACTAAAATAAATGTTAAATAATCGAGAATTTAGCATCATAAAGACTGCTAACCATGCTATATCATAGCTTATTCCGTAACTCTGGAATGAGGCGTTTAATAAAATGTAAACTGCAAAAGATTTCTCCATGATTGTTGTAATACTACGCAATTAAGGGTGAAATAAAGGAACTCAGTTGCTTGCGAGGCAAAAGAGTTCAAAACTGAACACTAGGAACAGTTGGTCTCCAATTAATACAAATATCGCTACATAACAATTGTCGCATGTAAACATACTGAAATAATTAAAAATGTAATTTGGCTGCGCGAAAAACGCGCCAAAAACACTTAATAAAATATTTCAACACATAAACAATAGATTTCTTGTAATGTACGTCTTCAAACTGTGGGGGTG